AGAGGGGGGAGGTGCGGCGATGTGGATCTGGTTCGTCGTGACGTTCTACATCGGGGTGCTGTTCGGGCTGTTCGTGGCCGGGATGTGCCACGCCGCCGCCCGTGGCGACGGGCGCTGAAGGCCGTCGTGCTGAAGGGGATTTTCATCACGCTGTCCGCCCTGCTGTACGCCGCCACCGCGGTGCTGACTGTGTACGTCATGGTGCACCTGTACATGAAAGCGCCTGTGTCGGAGCCTGTGTCGTGGTCGTGCCCCGCGGAGTGGNTGGTCATGCCGGGCGACACGCTGTGGCACATCGCCAAGACGTGCTGGCCCGAGGCGCACACGGGGCAAATGGTGGCCGAGATTCGGGCGCTGAACCCNGGCGTGGACCCTGGGCGACTGCGGGTGGGGCAAGTGCTTCGGTTGCCTGTGGCGACGGAGGTGGAGTGAAGATGGCCGACCTGACGCCTGAGCGTATGCAGGAGCTGCGCCGTATCGCCGAGGCGGCTGTGCCCGGAAAGTGGTCATGGCAGGACTTTCAACTGGCGATGACTCCAAGGACCGCCCTGGCGCTGCTGGACCGCATCGAGGAGCTGGAGGCTGTGCTCCGCCTAGTCTATGACGAGTTTGTACTGGACGTGGCCCGTTGGTGTCGGCACTGCCGTTTGCGTATCGACGATCACGAACCGGAGTGCCCGATGGCCGAAGTTGAGCGAGTGTTGGGTTTAGCGGGAGGTGCTGCCGATGCCTGATGTGGAGCGGTGTCCGTTTTGCAACTCGGGGGATAGGCGAGAGGAGACGTGGCATGACAAGCCTGCCTACTCCTTCTCCTGTGGCACAGTGTTTTACGCGAACGGAAAGGTCGCTTGGAGGTTCTTTGCCTGCTATGTGCGGGAGAAGGAACGAGAGGAACGGGCGATCCGAGAGCAACTCGCCGCCGCCCTCGCCGAAGCCGAGCGGTTGCAGGCCGCACTTGTCGCGGCCTGCGAAGCGGTAGAGGCGGCACGGCGGGGTTTGGTAGAGACACTTAAGCGCTACGACGAGCGCATGATGGCCGCGCGTGGGAAGGGAACAGACTGAAGATGAGCCTCCACGTCATATGTGGGCCGATGAGGGGCGGCAAAACGGCGGAGCTGATCCGGCTGGTCCGGCAGGCCAGGGCCTATGGACGGGAAGCCAGGGTTTTCGTGCATGAGCTAGGTGTCAGCCGGACCGGTCACGTCCTGTTCAGCCGCAGTGGCAAGAGCATTGGCGCTAAGCCAGTGCGGTCCCCAGACGAGGTTTACGGCGCTGATGTGCTTGCCGTCGATGAGGCGCATTTCTGGGACCAATTCCAGGTGCGTCGTCTGGTCGAGTTGTCCCGCGACCATGAGGTCATCGTCGCCGGGCTGGACACGAGCTTTCGCGGCGAGCCTTTTGACGGCATGGCATACCTGTTGGCAATGGCCGACAGCGTTACTAAGCTGGCGGCAGTATGCGCCCGCTGCGGTGAGCCAGCGACCCGTACTCAGCGGCTGACTGATGGCAAGCCTGCCCCGTGGGACAGCCCTGTCATTCTGCCCGGCGGCGACGACGTGTACGAGCCCCGGTGTGTCGAGTGTCACGAGGTGCCGGGGCGACCGGAGGTGAGCGCTGTATGACACTGCGGGACGTCATCAACGAGGCTATTGCCAACGCCTTTAGGGCCGGAGCAGAGTGGCACGCAATCGTACAGTGCCAGCAGGACTCTGCCAAGGTCGGCCGCCAGGAGCGGCAATGGGAGAAAGACCCGCGCTACCAGCAGACGCTGCGACACCACCAGCGGCAGGCTGCGGAGGACATTGGACGGGCAATCCTGCGGCTCGTAGTGGAACAGGAACGCCCGCGGTAGGCAGCGCTGTTCGGCGAGCCCGAGGCGGAGACGGTGGGTGTGGTTTCCGCTTAGACGCCCAGCGCGCAGGGGCCGCATCGTGAGCGTGCCCATGTGGGCTAAGAGCCGCGCTGCATCGACTGCCATGAGGTAATCAAGTAACAGGCTCAGGAGGGGAGCTTTGACAATGAACGTGATGAAGCTGATTGACAACAACCTGTCATACAGTGAGCGAGAGGTTGTCGCCGCACTTGCTAAGTTGTACCCCAACGGCGGCCCTGTGGTGTTGACCAGCATAGCGGACCGTGTTGGGTACAGCCGATCCACAGCCACCATCGCCTTGCGGAAGTTGGCGATGATCGGCGTCGTCGAAACCCGCAACATGGGCATGAAGGGCACATACCTGAAGGTGCTTCAGCCGAAGGTATGGCTGGCGCTGGCGAGGAGAACGGAATGATATGCGCGAGCGAGGGTGACGACCGTTGAAGCGGTCGTACAGCCATGTGTATATTTATAAGCTCTACCGAGCATACATGCTGTCCAAGTACGGCCCAGGCTCGTGGGCGGATGTGCCGGAGGAGGACAGGTTCTACAACTGGCGGGCGCGCCATTTTTCGACCAGTGAGCTTCCCTCGGATGTGTTCGTCGGTATCAGCCAAGCCTACAGCGAGGATATTCGCAGGCGCAACCGTAGNAAGAAGTCCTCCGGCTCCCGCAACAGGCGCAGGCGTAAAACGGCAAAGCCTTTCAAAATTACCCGCTACCCGATCGACTTCTAAGCCGCACCGCTATCGCATTAGTGTTGACACGGCGNGGTTTACATGCTAGTATATACTCAAGCCGCATTGTCTATAACGGCCAGGCATGTGCGCCTGGTCTTTTGTTTCGGGTCATAAACCGCACGGGCTAAAGCCCGGCGGCTTGGCCCTGGCGTCTGCTCCTCAGGCAGTGCCCTGGAGCGTCATCCGCCGAGCCTTCAGGGCTGTATGACTGCAGCCCGTCGCCGGAGAGCCCGCTCTCCTGGCGATGTTAATGGAGGCAACGACGTCCGCATGGTGCTGGAAACCACACGCCTGACAACGGAAGGTGCTCTGGATGAGCCGGTTCTCCTGGCTGATGTGCCCGCACCTGGGGCACTGCCTGGAGGTGTTGCGGGGATCGACGTAGAGCACCGGGATGCCTCTAGCAAGAGCCTTGTACTCCAGGAATGCTTGGAGCTGGCCAAAGGCCCAGGAGTGGAGATCAGCGCGCAGCTTCTTGGCGGCTCGTATCCGCTGCCGGATGTATGTGAGGTCTTCCAACACCAGTACATCCCCTGGCTTAAGAGACTCCACGATGCGCTTGGCCAGGGTGTGGTTGACGTNGCGCATCCACCGTCGCTCCTTGCCGGACAGCCGTCGCAATCTGCGCTTCGCAGACTTCGTGCCCTTCCGTTGGAGCGACTCACGGAGACGACGAAAATGCCTGCGACGGGCCAGGATGGCCCCGCCGGGGAACATGAGCCCATCAGAGGTGGTGGCCAGGTTCTTGAGACCCCTGTCCACCCCGACGAACCTAGTTCCCTGGGGGTCTGGCACCGCCGTGGAGATCACGATGTGGATGTAGAAATGGCGCTTTCGCTTCGAGTACACCAGCGTGGCCGAGGTCGGGTTCTTCCCGGCCAGAAGTTCCCGCTGGTACTGGCCGATCCGCACCGGAAGGACCAGCCGACCGGCATGGGTCGAGACGGAGATGGACTCTTTCTCTGGGATCCAACGAAAGGTGCGCTGGTCCAGACTCACGCTGGTTGGCCTGAACGTTCGTTGCTGCTCGGGATCGGGCTTCATGGCCTCACAGACTCGGGCGATGGCCCGAATCACCAGGTTGGCCTGCAGGCCGTAACGGGCCTTGATGGTCCGNTAGCAGAGGTGCTGAACGGCTATCTTGTTAGTGGTCTTGTGCTGCAAGGCCACCTGGTGGATATCCTGGCAGGCTGCAGCGAATCGGGCCATCGTCTCGTGGAGGATGAGGGCCTGCTGGGGATCGACTTCCAGATTGCAGCGGACGGTGCGGATCAGCTCAGGCATGTCTAACACCCAACTTCATACTACCACATTCTACAATCTGCCGCCATTCCTCCCCAGGGCTGAAGCCCAGGGGCCTCCTGGCGGCGCGGATGGTGATAGCGTTGGCTGAACCGCCGCAGATGCTGCTAGCAAACATCCTCAAAGAGGCCATTGACAAGGCCCGTGTGTTCAGCGACCGCTTTATCGTGCCCGACGACTTCATGCTAGGCCACCCAGAGCGGGAGAAGATGATCGTCTACCTCAAGGCTTTGTCCTGGAAGGGCACCGAGAGCGGAGCGGCGGACAGCGCCCGTGTGTCTGTGTGGAAGGTCCGCAACGAATGGCGCAAGCACAAGGAGTTCGTTGAGATGGAGCAGCTCGCCCACGAAGCCTGTACGGACCTTGTGGAAGAGACTGCGCTNATGCTGGGCTACCTCAATGGAGATCAGAGGATGATTGAGCGCGTTCTCAAGGCTCGGCGCGGTGATCGCTACAACGACCGCCAGGAGATTACCGGCAAGGGCGGCGCTCCGATTGAGTTCACCATCAACCTGGGCGGCGTGCCGAGGCCGCAGAGGCTCGAATGATACGGGTGCGGGAGTTTGACCTCTCAACCGTATACGTGCCCACGGAACGCCAGCGGGTGTTCCACTCCTGCCCCGCCGACGTTGTGCTGTACGGAGGGGCGGCTGGCGGAGGCAAGTCCGAAGCCTTGTTGTGGGAGGCCTTCATCCAATGCGTGGAGACTCCCGGCAACAAGGCTTTGCTTTTGCGCCGCACGTTCCCGGAGTTGAATCGGTCGCTGATCCAGCGCAGCTTGGAGAAGTTCCCTCGCAGCGTTTGCGAGTGGAGAGCCAGCGAGAAGGCGTGGTACTTCAAGAATGGTTCTGTGTTGGAGTTTGGGTACTGTGAGCGAGAGTCCGACGTCCACAAGTACCAGTCGGCTGAGTACGGCTTCATCGGCTTTGACGAGCTAACTCACTTCACAAAGTACATGTGGACGTACCTGGTCGGCTCCCGTCTTCGCTCCACGGTCCCCGGTGCGTGGCCGAGGGCCAGGGCCGCAAGCAACCCAGGGAACATCGGCCACCTTTGGGTCAAGGAAATGTTCGTGGACAAGGGCCTGCGGGACATCGTTTGGGAGGACGAGACGGGAGTCCGGTACGCTTTCATTCCGGCCAGGGTTCAGGACAACCCCTACCTGCTCAAGAACGACCCGGACTACATCCGCCGCCTGCAGAGCTTGCCCGAAGCNGAGCGCAGGGCGCTGCTCGAAGGCGACTGGAACGTGTTTGCCGGGCAGTATTTCCCCGAGTGGCGTGAGGACATCCACGTCGTCGAGCCTTTTGAAATCCCCCGCTGGTGGAAGCGGTTCCGTAGCTTGGACTACGGCCTGGACTGCACGGCCTGTTACTGGTGGGCGGTTTCGCCGGAGGGCAAGCTCTACGTCTACCGTGAGCTTTACAAATCCAACCTGACGCTCACGGAGGCTGCTGAGATCATCCTCAGCATGACGCCAAAAGATGAGATTATCAGCTACACCGTGGCCTCCCCCGACCTGTGGAACCGCCGTCAGGATCGGGGCATTTCCGGTGCAGAGATCATGGCCCAGGCCGGACTGAAAGGTTTGGTCCCGGCTGACGACCGTAGGGTTCCAGGCTGGCGGGCGTTGCGGGAGGCGCTCAAGCCCTACGACGACCTGAACAGCGAGCCTGACCCCGTGACGGGGCAGCCTCGCAAGACGGCCCGCCTGCAGATATTCCGCAACTGCTACGAACTTATCCGCACCCTCCCCGCTCTCGTCCACGACGAGAACGACCCGGAGGATGTGGCAGATGAGTGCGAGGACCACGGCCCGGAGGCCATTCGGTACGGTATCATGTCCCGCCCGCCGAAGACGGTGAGCCAGCGCGAGCTGTACGAGCGCAGGCGCAGGCGGGAAAGGCTTACACGACCTGTGGTGAGTTCCATCACGGGATATTGAGGGGCTAGGAGGCCAAGAGCGACCATGCCGTTTAAATCAAAAGCCCAGCGCCGTAAGTTCTACGCCATGGCGCAGCGGGGCGAGATCCCGTGGGAGACGGTCCGCGAGTGGGAGCGCAAGACCGGCAAGCGCAAGCTGCCGGAGCGTGTGAACAAGCGCAAAGGTGGTAAGTGATGGCTTCTCCGCTGGTGCAAGTAGAACAACCGACGTTTCGCCTTCCTGCCGACTTCAACCGCGAGGCGCGCACGGCAGAGCTTGTCACTCGTTTCGCTTACGCCGAGTCGTGGCGCAAGCAATACGACTCGAAAGCGTTGGAGTGGTATAAGCTCTATCGTGGCTGGCGGGAGAAGGCTCACATTGAAGGGCGTAGCAACCTCCACATCCCCAAGACCTACGAGTACCTGGACTCTATCCGGGCGAGGATTGTCAAGTCGTTCTTCGCTACACGCCCGTACCTGGAGTTCATCCCTCGCCCGTTTGCGGGTGCTACGCCGGAAATCATGGCCGTGAACGCGGAGAAGGCCAAGGTCGCTTCCGCTCTTGTGGACGAGCAGCTTGACCGCAACAACATCAAGCGCAAGTTTTACGACTTCATTACGTCCGTCCTCATCTTCCCCGCCGGGATTATGTCGGTAGGCTGGCGTGTGGAGGACCGGACGGTGCGTATCCCCATCCCTCGCATTGCCAATCCGATTGACGTGGCGTACAACGGGGCGCAGCCCGAGTTCGTTATAGAGTACCAGGAGATTTCGGAGCGTGTGTGGGACGACAACGAGATTCAGGTCGTGGATTACTTTGACTTTTGGCCTGATCCGAAAGGGTATGACCTTGATTCCTGCAGATTCGTTTTTCAGCGGGAGTGGTTGTCAAGAGAGCAAATTGAGCACAAGCTGGCTGTGCTCGAAGAAGCAGGTCTCGGGCGTGTGTTTCCTATTGACTGGGAGAAGGTCCATTCTGTTTCCAACATCCAGGACGGGCGTTATGAGCGCATGAGCGCTGTAGGACTCGCGCCCGAGACTAGCGACGGCTTTTGGGCCGACGAGAAGGGTGTACGCATTGGCCTGACCTACGAGGTCCTGCACTATTGGGAAGACCAGCGCTACGCCCTACTCATCAACCGCTGCGAACTGGCATACGAGGGTCAGAACCCGTACTGGAAGCACGGTAAGAAACCCTACGTGGTCGCCAGCTTCGAGCCGTTGCCTAACGAGTTCTACGGCATGAGTGCTGTGGAGATCATCCAGCACTTGCAAGAGGAACTGAACACTCAGCGGAACCAGCGTATTGATAACGCCAGCATGGTCCTAAACCGCATGTGGAAGGTGCGGCGTGGAGCCGACATTGACGAGTCGGAGCTTGTCAGCAAGCCACACGGCATTATCTACGTGGACCAACCGGATGACGTGACGGAGATTGCGTTTTCTGATGTCCCCTCCTCCGCTTACATTGAGGGCAACGTCATTGAAAGAGACATGGAAAACGCTCTCAGCGTACCGCCCGTGGTGCGTGGTGTAGATC